TGGGCTTGGAAAGAAGGAGAGATTAATGATCCTGAATCTGGTAAACATCACTTGGCACACGCAATGTGCTGCTTGATGTTTTTGTATGAACATGATACAATATATTCGAAGTAGTAATTTTTATAATGGAGAAAACAATGAAGTTATCAAATGAAACATTGGCAGTATTGAAGAATTTTTCGGCAATCAATCAAGGTATTCAATTTAAGAAAGGCACAAAACTTACCACAGTATCCGCTGGTAAAACTGTTTTGGCACAAGCCACTTTGAAAGATGAATTCCCACAAGATTTTTGTGTATATGATTTAAATCAATTTTTATCTGTACATTCCTTACACAAGGATTCAGAATTAAGTTTTGATGATTCAAATGTGATTTTCAAATCTGGTCGTTCTAGTACCAAGTATCGTAAAACAGCAAAAGAGATGATTGTAATTCCACCTGAGAAAGAAATTTCTTTGCCATCCGTTGATGTGTCTTTCACTCTGACAGAAGAAGATTATGCAAACATCATGAAAGTGGCTAGTGTATTGAGTTCACCACACATTGCTGTTGAATCTGATGGTGAAGCTGTTCAATTGGCTGCTTTTGATGCTCTAGACGATTCTGCTCATACCAACTCTATTCAAGTTGGCCAAGGCGATGGTAAAAAGTATAAGATTGTTTTCAAAACTGAAAACATTAAATTGATTCCTGGAAGTTATTCTATCGAGATTTCTTTCAAAGGTATTGGTCACTTTAAGAATAATAAAGATGATATTCAATACTGGATTGCTTTTGAAGCAAAAGAAACAAAGATTGGAGAATAATATGTTAGTCAATTTTATTGATGCAACAACCAATGAATCTGTTGCTGTTAATCTGTCAAATCTTGTTTGTGTTTTTACAGTCAAAGAAGAAGGTGTTGAAAAAACAGTTATCAATATGTTGAATGGTAATATTACTGTAAAAGAAAACTATTTAGAAGTTGTTGGTAGAATTAATGCAGAAATGCCTAGATAATTATTTGAGAGTAGTAAATTGAGAAGTTATTATATTATGGGAGTTTTAAATGGAACATTTACTTTGGGTCGAGAAGTACCGTCCAAAAACAATTGAAGATTGTATTCTACCCGATGCGATCAAGGAAACTTTTCAGGAGTACGTTAAGAGAAAAGAAATACCAAATCTTCTTTTATCTGGTACGGCAGGTGTCGGAAAAACAACAGTTGCTAAAGCATTGTGTAATGAAGTTGGTTGTGATTTCATTGTCATCAATGGCTCTGATGAGTCTGGCATTGATGTCTTGCGCAACAAGATTAAAAACTATGCTTCATCAGTTTCTCTTGCTGGCGGCCGTAAAGTTATCATCATTGATGAGGCTGATTATCTTAACCCTAATTCGACTCAACCTGCTTTACGGGGAGCCATTGAAGAATTCTCATCGAATTGCTCGTTCATCTTTACATGCAACTTCAAAAACCGTATTATCGATCCAATCCACTCTCGGTGTTCTGTTATTGATTTTAAAATCAACGGTTCTAAACCAAAACTGGCTGCACAATTCTTTAAAAGAGTTGAAGGTATCTTACAACAAGAGAATATCGAATATTCAAAAGATGTTGTCGCAGCCGTCATCACGAAGCACTTTCCTGACAATCGAAGAATTCTTAACGAACTTCAGCGATATTCTGTGTCAGGTTCGATTGATAGCGGGATTCTGTCTAATATTGCTGATATACAACTTGATAATCTTATTAAGTCGTTAAAAGAAAAAGACTTTGCCTCCGCTCGTAAGTGGGTTACCAATAATCTAGATAATGATCCTGTTAAAGTTTATCGCAAACTTTATGACGGTCTATACGATGCTCTTGCCGCCAGTTCAGTACCACAACTGGTTCTCATTCTTGCTAAGTATCAATATCAATCCGCTTTCGTGGCTGACCACGAAATTAATATGACAGCTTGTTTAACTGAAATTATGGTAGATTGTGAGTTTAAAAAATGAGATATAATTTAATTACTGAAACATTTGATTTTGAACTTGAAGATTATACAAAATGTGTAATGAATCAATTAAAAATAGATACTCTTAGACCCATAATTGTAAAAGAAAATACTGATCATGGGTTCGAAACTACAATAAATTTACCTAAAACTGGAATTTATTTAATTTATAAAGTTAAACAACTTCTGTATATTGGTTGTAGTAACACATCAATCAGAAATCGAATAGGAAGATTTGTTGCGGGGGTCAGAGGAACAGAACATAAAGATGAACAACATATTGCAGCGTATAGATATGTAGAAATATTTGGCAGAGATTTATCCGATGTTTACATTAAAACTTTTTCTTTAAAAAATAAACAATTAAACTGTGGGATAAAATTGCCCGATATTGAATCTTCTTTGATTCAGGAAATGAATCCTTGGTTAAATAATGAAAATTATAAAAATTTCACATTTAAAAATGTTGTTATTGCAACTAGAAAGTTAGCAGCATGAACAGAGAACAAATGATGGATATTCTTGGTCGCATGGGTGAGAAATATGTCAGCAATTATTTGGCTAAAAAAGGTGTTATTGTTGAGCAAGCACTAAATCATTTTGACAGTAAAAAAGATTTATTGGGTGACGGCAAAACAATTGAAGTAAAAACACAAGTACCTTTTATTAAAGAGAAAGCTATTACAATTAAGCCAAATCAACTACGTAAATGTCGTGGCGTTGACGAATTGTATTTTGTCACGGTGCCTGCTGCTCGTCATAGTTATAGGTATGCTGGTTGGTTATTTGCAGTTGATCCTAAATTATTTAAGACGAGAAACTATTACACCAAAGATGGTCGTGATATGGTCTTAATCGATATTGAGCAAGAGGCTGTAAAACCAATTCAAAAGATTGATGATAGTACCATAACAGAAATGATGAAATACACGGTATCGGGGTATTAAGATGCCAGATTTATTTAAAGAAATTCTTCCGTCTATACTAGAGAAGAAAAAGAATGTGTTTCAGGATGAGTATGATTATAAAGATTATAACCCATATATTATCAATCGAGCCTTGTCATATCACATGGACTGTATACTTTATGTTAATGAACTAAACAAGAACTCTAGCCTTGAGAAGGACCTACAATATTCGTATCTTCTAAATACCATAAGACCAATGAAACGGAAATTTCAACCGTGGCAGAAATCAGAGGTCGATAAAGATATGGAATGTGTCAAACAGTATTTTGGTTACTCCAACGAGAAGGCCAAAGAAGCTTTGCGTATTCTTAATGATGAACAAATCGCTGAAATAAAAGCTAAAACAAATAAAGGCGGAGTGAACAAGTCATGATTGCAATCATAGATTTAGTTGAAGTTACATTAGGTGAGAAAGATGATTTTCTCAAGGTCCGTGAAACGTTAACACGAATCGGTGTAGCTTCCAAAAAAGACAAAATTCTTTACCAATCTTGTCATATTCTACATAAACAAAGCAGGTATTACATAGTGCATTTCAAAGAATTATTTGCTTTAGATGGTAAACCAACAGACATTACTGAAAATGATTTATCTCGTAGGAACGCAATTGCCAAACTACTAGAAGATTGGGGTCTGGTAAAAATATTGGATAAAAGTAAAGTGGAAAACCCACCTCCAATATTCCTATCCCAAATTAAGATCATATCCCATAAAGAAAAAGACGAATGGGATTTGGTACCAAAGTATAATATTGGTAAAAAACCAGGAGCCTATTGACAAAATAGGCTTTTTGTGTTATAAATATGGATGTAGGTGCCTTAGGGGCCTATAATTTTGATTAACTCGCTTAAACTAAGGAGCATATAACCATGACTACAAGTCTATTACCTTCCCTTTTTGACTTCCACAAGACCCTCGACCCATATACGGTTGGCTTTGATAAATTCTTTAAAGATATTGAAGAAGTTACCAAAACGGTTCAGAAGGCTGTGCCGTCATATCCCCCATACAATATCAAACAAGTAAGCAAAAACAAGTATGTCATTGAAATGGCAGTTGCTGGTTTTGCCAAGTCTGATATTGAAGTAACACTTGAAGGCAATAAATTGGT